TACAATAAATAAAAATAATAAGAAAATTGCTTTTAACCGTAACCAACCGTAACCGCCAGTATTTACAAGGGTTTCAACCGTAACCGTGAACCGTAACCAACCGTAACTATGCGTAACTACTGCATAAAATCATACGGTGTATCATTCACCTTTGTATAAATCACATCAGCAACAACCATCTGACCGAACTGCTGACCCGCTGCAAACTTAGGAACAGCAATCACGGCAACCCCGGCAGTATGTACCCCATACAACAACTGTGATATGTATTGGTGTGCAAGTTCATAAAGTTCTGCACCAATCACCTGACCTTCAAATTCTTTTTCCACCAACGGGAAAATATCATCATTCATTGATACGCTGCCTTTTTGTTCCAATAATTCCAAAATCTCATTTTCCATAATTTCTTAACCTCACCTTTCTATCTTGCCTGTCTTTCATTCTCTGAACCTTTTTGTTGGAACTCATTACTTCCAGTTCCCAAGGTTTCATTTGTGGAAACCATTTCCACCTATCAAATGTACCTGTAAATATTTCATTCATCTGTAAACCCTTCCCGTCTTGGTATCTTTTACCTGAACACGTTCAGTCAGTTCAAACCCCGCGCCTTTGATGATGTACTTCAAAACCTTAATCAGATCATAGGCACGTTTGTCTGCTGCTTCACATTCAATCTGTTCACGTTCTTCCTTTGCAACTCTACCAACCGCAATAGTTGCCGTTGGGTCTGCATAACCTTCTGTATTTCTTCCACCTTTCACTAATTGATACCTTCCTTTCTTATAATCCCACTGTTCAGCATTGCACTGAACATACTTTCAAATATCGGTACTGGTATGGAATTACCCGCCTGATGATATAAGGTTCTGTTCATTTTCCCCGGTTCAACTCTGCAAGTTGCTTCTGCTGCATAAAAATCATCATCCGAATACCCCATCAACCGCCAACATTCCAGTTCTGTCAAATATCTGTATTTTCCACCACCAAGATCAATGACCTGTGCGGGTGTCCTATCCTGTCTTGTTGTTATAGTATTTACATAATCTTTGATTATGGTTGCCCTTCTAATTCCTTTCTTACCAATTACTGAATAAACACTTGGCTGTGTCACCAAGTAGCAATCAGGAACATCACCATATTCAAGAAAATTTGAAATGTTCTTCATGGGTCTTTTTTCCATCAGTTCAAAATCAAAAGCATTGTCACCAAGAATTGATACTGTGAAACACCGTTCCCGTGCCTGTGGTATTCCATAATCACGGCAGTCCAACACTTTGTAATTATTGGAATAACCCAACTTTTCCATATATGACAGGTAACGGTTGAAGTTGTGAACCATGTGCTTTGATAAAACATTCTTTACGTTTTCCCATATCACAACAGTTGGTTTCCACTCACCCATCTGTTCAATAATATGTACCGTTTCCCACATCAGGGATGATCTTGTCCCTGAACCTTCATCAGCACCTTTTCCTTTGTTTATTCTTCCGTCTGCTGCCGTTGCTTTTCCCTGATGCCCCGCAATACTGAAATCCTGACACGGTGACCCGTGAATCAGAATATCAGGTTGAAGATTCCACCCCACTACTGTCTGCGGTGAATATGCTGATTCCTGTTCAAACATTGCATTGTATGACCTGACCGCCTTTTCATCAATTTCCACATAATCAATAGATTTTACTGAAACACCTATATTTCTAAGAGCAACCCTTGGTGACCCTATGCCACCAAAAAGTTCCAGTATTTGCAATTTTTCTGACACATTCAATCGCCGTCCTTTCTACTTCTGAAAATACGCCTTGTCTGACCGTTCAGTTTTACAACTGAAATTTCCAAGTCAAGGCGTTTGTTGATCTGCTTGCTGAATACAATGTTTGACATTGGCTGCATACTGTTGTCTGCACAAAATACCTGATACCGCTTGTATACCTCATTGGTTGGTTCATTTTCGATCATGTCAACCCCGGTGTCATTGATAAATGCAAGGATAGGGTTGTTTTCCTGTTCATATTCATCCAACTGATTCTGAACCTTATCTGACTTACTGAATCCATTATTTATGACTACCCTTTTTAGTCCTTCCACACCAAGTCTGATAAGATATTCAATGCTATCCTGTTGTGTCAACTCATACTTGATGAATGGTCTATAATCAGGGTCATCCTTGCTGAACGTGGCATTGAACGGGATGATGACCAAACGCCTAAGTACCGCCCCGGTCTTGTCCTTCATACGGGGAATATCATTGGCACTGAATAACAATTTGATGAACGGGTTGAACTCAAATGGGTCTTGTCCTTTACGTTCTGCCTTGATGCGGTTACCTGTTACTATTTTCTTGAACACGCTGACCTGTGAACCTTGAAGAAAATCATCACCAATATCATCACCAATGTTTGCCAATTTGCCGAACATCATTGAAGTATTGAATCTGTCCCCCAGTTCTTTCAGGTCAAGTGCTGAAATGTTCCGATCACCAAGGATTGCTTTGACACAATCCAAAAATGTACTTTTACCATTGGACTTGTCACCTGTCAGAATGAACGCCTTGCCTAACTCATTTCTTCTGTAAAAGCAGTAACCAATACATTCTTCCAACAATGCCCTGATCGCTGCATCACCACACGCTAACTTGTTCAGTGTACTATCTGCCAGTTCAGAATAGGCATCCGGCTTGTAGTCCCAAGGAATCTTGTTAGTAATAACAATGTCCGTGCTGAATGGTTTCAGTTCCCCGGTCACAAGGTCATATACACCATTGTTGAAAGCAATCAGGTTTGCATCTGACTGTTCTTTTTCATCAACGATCAGTTCCATGTAGTCAAGAACTTCCCGGCGTTGCATCTTTTTCAGGTTTGGAATGTGCTGAATCATGTTTGATTCAATTTCCTTGTAGCCATTGAAATACACACCGTCTTTGTATATGTGTAACTGTCCGTTGATTTTGATAACGTGTGCCGTGTTCTTCATAAACACTGCAAACTTGTCAAACAGGAATGTGCTGCCAAGGAAAAAAACAGGTTTCTGAAAAGCATCATCACGCAAGATCACTTCCAGTTCATCATCTGACAGCGGTTGTTTCAGAACAAACTTGTTCAGGATGCGGATGCACTCACGGGTTTCTTCAACCGTGAAATCATTTGCAGTCAGGGTCAAGATATAATTGAAAAGTGCTTGATTCCTTCCGTCCCCGGCATCCATATCAACAAAGTCTGCGGTTGCCTTGACCGGGAACAACCACTTGGGAACTTCCTGATACTTTCCACCTTCTTCAATGTCCCATTCACAAAATCTTTCTTCACCGTCAATCTTGATGACCTCATAGGATAACTTACTGCCGACCTTTATATCAGCAGTAAGACCAACAGCCAACTGAACGTGTGTCCTGTTCCTTGCAATAGTGCGGTTCTTGAAAAGAAAGTGTTTTCCCCTACTGGTACAAAGGACTTTACAGTCAAGTTGCAGTTCTTCCACAATGTTCATCAGAATTTCAGATTGGTCAGAATCATCAATGTCAATAAGGATGGTGTCATCAGCCAAAACCCCACCGAACCCATTCAAGTTCTTCACTTCATCATAGGTTTTCCATGTGGTTCTGTTTTTCAGTTTTTCAATGCTTGCCTTGCCCTTGGTTTCAACATAACCTTTGTAAAGCATCTTTTATCACCTACCTTATGTGATGTTTTCTAACACCTTTTTATAAAAATCCTTATTCCTGATGTTGCTGTTGTACCGGGACTGATAGGAACGAAGCAGTGTTTTCACTTCTGCAAGTTCTTTTCTGCACCCTTTCACTTCTTCATTCCATCTGTCCCACCCTTCCGACTTATGCAGCGGTGTTGACTTCTTGTAACTGTCACGGGTATATAAAGCATCCCGCAACTGCTTTTGACAATAACTGACTTTCTGTTCATACCCTGTGATATACCGTTCAGTTTCCAACTGTTTCTGTTCAAACTGTTCAATCCAGTCCTGAACAAATTCTTTAATCTGCTGTTCACATTCCGGGGTGAAACTGCTTCTGATAAGTTTCAGCAGTTTCCTGACCTTGGCAATGCTGCGGATATTCAGAAATTCTTCAAGATGAACAGTCATTGAACCATTTTCATATCTGATTTCTAAATCCATGAAAAACCTTCCTTCCCGGTGTTACGCTACAACACCAAATTGTTTCAAGCGTTTCTTTGCTAAATCTATGTACCACTGCCTATCAAGTTCAGGCGGTGTTTTTACCCCAACAACTGAATCATTGAAAATGAAACAGTGGTCAGGTGTATTACCGAATTTTTCACCTTTGGTTTTCACCTGTTTACGTTTCAGCAATCTGCCGTCCTTCTGATCGTTAGATGCAAACACCCTGTATGACTTATATGTGTATTTGTCCTTGTCAGGGTATTCATACACCGTCTTGATTGTTCTTTTGCCTATATGACTGACAAGCGGGGTGCAATGCTCATGTTCCACCCAATTATACTTGTCTGATAACTTGACGATCTTCTGAAACATAATCAGGTCATCACACTGATTGATGGTCTGTTCAACCGGGGTTTTCTTAACCATGTAGTCAACCAGTGCTTTATTCAGGATTGGCAGATCATTGTCAACCGCTGAAAGTTCCTTCACATAAGCACCGATTCTTTCAACACCGCCGTCAATACCAACCCAAAGGTAATTGTTCACATCCTTCTGATAGATTTCACTGATGTTATCCAGTTCAAGAAGAATTGAACACTGATCTGTTGAACAACGCTGTTCCCACTCCCAACAAATATCATCAACCATTTCAAAGGCTTCATCTGTGTCAGGAATCCAAATAATAAGACCGTCCGTGTTGGACTGAATCAGTTCAAATCCCGGTACAACTTCAAGGTGTTCAATCAGGTCAAGCAACATCAACTGACCGTTGATGCACATACAGTTATTGTTTCTTGGGTCATACGCTGCATTGGTTTCATCCTTCATTGCACCTGACAAGGCGTTTAGCATCTTCTTATATGGCAACTGTGCTTTCTTCCACCGCTTGACTTCTTTCTTGTTTCCGGCGTTTTTTGCAGCAATCTGTTTTTCCTTCATGGCTTTTCGTGTGTTATACACCAACGGGTAATTGTCATTAGTTGCTGCCCTTGTAACCAGTCCCCAAGCAATCAGCATTGAAGGATAGTAATTGTTTACATCAACGTGCAGCAGTTGCCCGGTCTTGTGAATTGGTGTGGCTGTTGCCCCATGAACACCGCCAAAACCGAATGAATGAGGAATACCCGCAACCACGGTTTCAAGTCCTTGTTCCTTGTACCATGTGCGTTTTGAGTATTTATCCATGTGTGCCAAGTCCATTGACAAGGCTTCTTGTCTTTTCTGTTCAAACCAGTCCTGAACATATTTATATTTTTTTAGTTGCAAGCACGGCAAGAAGTAAAAATCAAATTCATCTTCAAATGATCTGCGGGAACACCCAAGCACCTTTGCGGTGATTCTTGCTTCACTGTCCCCTATATCAGACAGGTTCACAATGTCCGGGAAAGCCTGAATAATACCGTGCATTGCATTAAATTCATCTATTTTTTCAAGGAATACTTTGATGGTTTCTTCCACATCATGCCGACAGTAGAAAACCGTCATTTCAATTTCTTCCTTGGTCAATTTCCTGTTTATTCTAAAATCAACATCCGTTTCCTTGATATTGCTGCCAAGAAAACCTTCCAGTGTTTTCAAACCAACCGGGGGGTTCGGCATAACATCATAGTTAATCATTGGAACTTTGTTGAACGCTGATGAAAATTGCCACCCTTCCTTTTTTTCAACAATTATCCAGTCATTGATTCTTTTGGGATTCATTCCCAACAGAATACCTTTCATAATGTACTGGTCATAGTGGCGGTTGTTATAACCTACCCATATATCCTTGCTATTAGCTTCATATAAGGCTTTTAATTCATCAGGGTTATTGATTATCACATATTCTTTTTTTTTGGTCACATCAATGAAAACAGCAAGCCAATCTTCCTTGAAAACCTCAAAGTCATAAAATATCACTACATTCACCCTTTCTGAAAATAGCGGTGGAAGGTGTGACCCCACCACCGCCTGATAACATTTTAAGTTAAGACTTCTTAACTTTACAAGTAAAATTTTTTAGCAGTCAAAAACTTCCTTGATTGTGATAGGGTTGAAAGCATCTGCCTTATAATCAACCTCAACTTCAATCGCACCCTGAATAGACTGGAATACATCAAGAATCTGATCTGCAAAATCTGCATAGTTTACGAACTCAACAGGTGTGTCATCTTCTGCAATCAGCTTGTTCACCCAAGTGCATACAGACTTGATTGCCTGTCCGTCCGTCCACTTTGCTGAACTGTTGCCGGAAATAACACGGTTGAAGAAGATCATGCGGTTTGCCTGTTCACCTTCCTTGATCTTTGCCTGAACTGCAAACATCAACTTATCCTGTGCCTTAGTCAACTTAATTTCCATCTTCTCAATACTAATGATATATGTACCATCCGGCACATCAGCAAAATCATTATCAGGTGCGTTCTGCACCTCATTCTGTAATTCCTGTAAATCAACCTTTTCATCAAATGCACTGAAATCAATAGCCATAATTTTTCACCTTTTAACCTTTCTTTATTTGCTTAATACTAACTTTAACAACTCAAACGCCTGAACCTCATTGAACCCGGCTTTTACATAGGAATCATAGATTTTCTTTGCAGCAGTTGCACCATCTTCCGGCGGTACATCCTGTTTAGGTGCTACCGGGTGCGGGTTCTTCATTGAACGGTTGTTTGCCGTGTTCATTCCTTCCGTGATTGCTGATGCAAGGATTGCACCAAACAGTTCATCAGGTAAACCAAAAGGATTGTTCATGTTCTTTTACCTCACTTTCTTAGCGTGTTTTTCTTACTCTGCGGGTTCTGCCAGTCGGCTGTTCATCTACTGCCGGGGTTTCATCCGCTGTTGTATCTGCATTATCAGGCTGTGCCTGTGCTGCACTTCTTCTTGTGCGTCTGCCCTTCTCCGGCGGGTTCATTGCCCCGTCAATAGGGTTTTCCGGCTTAGGGTTGTCTGCTTGTGCTAAACGCTTCACACCTTCACCAAATTCTTCCTTGCTAATGACCTTCATAACCTCAACACCGTCAACAATCAGGTCAACCGTGTCACCCTTGTGCTTCATCACATAGTTATCATCAGCCGGAACATAGAAGTATGTGTCTGCATCCAGTGTGACAGATTCAGAATCAGTGTTTGTTGTACCGTCCTGAACAGGTTCAGACTGTTCAGCAGACTTTCTTTCCTTGCGGGTTCTTCTTGGCGGTGTTTCAAGTTCCGGCTGCGGTACAGAATCCGCTGCTGCACACGCTTCATCAAACGGGATTTCTTCACGCCCATCAGCAACCGCATCAATAGCCTTGTCACGCTCTGCCATATAATCAGCCATTTTCTGATTATTTTCAGCCACCACTTCATCATGTGTCTTGCGGGCGGTTCTGCCTGTCTTTGGTGCTGCATCTTCTGTTGTAGTAGGTGGTGTTGCTGTGGCTGTGGTCTTTTTTCCACCCCTTGCCCGTCTACCGTTTGCATCCGGCTTTTCAAGATCGGATGCAGCCTGTGCATCAGCCTGACCCATTTCTGCATCTGTCTTATACTCACCGACTTCATAGAAGTTGCGGATTTTATCAGCTACATAATTCAGGTCATTGTCAATGGCGTATGCCGGGAACATTCCCATAGGTGACTTCACGGTGTCCTTGCCACTGTTCTGTGTGTAGAAGTAATATTTTCCTTCATTCACACCTGTTCTAAGTACAATGGTGAAAAGTCCTTCAATGGTGATCTTCTCACGAAGTAACTTTCCGATCAGCTTAATAGTAGTAACACCATTTTCAAGGGTTTCTGTGTGGGTCATATAAGCAACAACCACATCATCAGGAAGTTCCTTGCATACCTCAATGATTTCAAAGTAGTTCGCACCGAAGTCATTCCACTTATCCCAACCGTTTTCTTTGATACGGTTCATGTACGGAACTGAAAGAATATACTGGAAGTCATCAACAACAATCAGCTTCTTCCCGGCTGCTACCTGTTCCTTCATAAACTTGCAGATTTTGCGGGATTCAACCTCACTGTTCAGCATTGTGAACTTACCCTTGAACGGTAACGGCTTACCAACCGGGTTCACAACGGCAGTTGTTGCCGGATCGCAATTTCTCATACTGGTACTTTTTCCTGTACCTGATTCACCCATAATCAAAAGCATCTGTGCCATATTATTTCACCTGTTCCTTTCTGATTTTTTCAAAGTTTCCCGCCATGTTAGCAGAAACATGATGCTGACCAAACTGTTTCTGAACTCCCGCACGAATTACTGAACGTAATAACTTTCTGTTATATACCGGGCGGGGATTGTAAACTTTTCCCTGTCTTTCATTTACCATTGTTTTATTCCTCACTTTCCTTGATAATGATTTTTAACTTTCTGCGTTCATCCATTGGTATGACTTCAACAGAATAGTTATTAGCAAGAAGAATACCAACTAAATCCTGATATGCTGCACTGGTGCGACTTCCTTCAATTACAATACAACCACATTCAGCAGCACATTCCTTTTCAATATCTTCACGCATAATATCATTCACTGACTGAATATCATTGATGATATATTTCAATTCCTGATTTTCAGCCATCAGCTGATTGCGTTCATCTTCTAACTGTCTGATTTTCTTATCTCTTTTATCCATTATTCTTCACTTCCTTCATCTGTGCTGCCTTCTGTTACTCTGCTTGACCATAAATCAGCATAGTGCAGAATCAAATATAACGGGGTTTCATTTCCCTTCACTGCATAGTTTGCTGATTCATACAGACCATCATGGTATCTGATCGCAAATTCTTCATCTTCCGTCAGGTCAATGAAAAGGGTTGCTAACTTGATGCTGCGGGTTGCATGGTCAAGTGGAAGAAGTGCCGGGTTACGCTTGAAAGGCTTGCTTTCAGACTGTTTATATTTCTGTTCCGGCTCTGCCTTGGTGGGTCTGCCGTCCTTAATCATGTTAGGCACATACATCTGCTTACCAAAGTCACCGCACTTGCCAAGGTCATGTAATGCTGCTGCAATGATGACTGAATCACGAATTTCTGCATACTTGACTTTACCAAGAAGTGCATAACCAATATTTTCTGCTGCCATCATTACATTTCTGCTGTGGTGAACAAGACCGAACTGACAAGCAAGGTGATTTCCACCGCTACAAGGTGCTTCAAAAAATCCGATTTCTTCCATGTATGCAATCAGATCTTCCATTCCCTCACGCTTGGTTGAAAGTAAGTGGTCAACCACATACTTCTTATTGTCAAGTTCCTTTGCGTTTTCTTCTGTCACCTGTTCAATTTCTTCCTGAACGGTTTCCTGTGTTACTTCTGCGGTATTCTCAACCGCTGCATCTGCTTTCTTTTTTGCTGCCATGCTCTTTCACTCCTTATTTTGATAATTTTATTTCCCAACGCTTCTGATCTTCAATGTTGGAAAGATACCAAGCGTTAAGTTCTGATTTTTTTGCAATGAACATTTTGAACTGTTCAAAATCCTTGGGGTACAACAAAATTCCATACCCGCCTGATTCTCTGATTTTTTTGAGGTTGACCAACTGCAATAGTGACGGTTCACCGTTTGGTGCTTTGACTTCAACACCAAGGAAACACCCATCTGAACAAACCAACAGGTCAGGAATACCGCTTTTTGTATAAGCAGCACCACCCCAATATTTCAACAGCCATGCCCCGGTGTCCTTCAGGAACGCTTTGACCTTATTTTCAAAATTCTTTTCTGCTGCCATCAATCCACCATGTACTGATATGTTCTGTATAATCTCTGAACTGCCAGTTTTTCCCTTTCTGTCAATCGGTCAGATTCACGCAATTCTTTCAAAATCTGTGAATCTTCAAAAGTAAATCTGTCATCTTCTGTCAATGGTTTTTCTTCACGGTATGCACTCACTTCTTATTCACTCCCTTCCAACTGTTCATTGAACTGTGTCTGATAGTTCAGTATTTTTTCTGTATAATCTGTTGAATAGATGCCCTTTTCCCACAACCGGGCAGCACCATCTTCACCCATGTTGTACGCCATCAAGACCATATTGGTATCTTGATACCGTTCAAACAGTTTTCTAAGTACGAACGCGCCCGCCCTGATGTTCTGATACGGGTCTGTGAAATCCGTAACACCAAGGGTATCTGTCAACCACTGATGATTGATCTGATTGATCTGCATATAACCGTAATCATTGGTTTCACTAACAACTGTCGGGTCAAAACTGCTTTCATTCTGAATCAGTGCCATGACAAGGGTAAAATCAATGTTGTATCCGGTACAAAGGTAATATGTAAATTCCTGTTGTTCTTCCGGCATCTTGCAGTCAAGCGGTGTGAAGTCCAAGTCACCCGCACCCCAGTCAAGGGAAATTTCCTGTGTAAAAGTTTTGTCATCATACGCCCCATATACAAGGGTTTTAGTGCTTGACCGTTCAAGTGTCTGTTCTTCTGTTTTCTGCTTGTCCTTGGCGGTTATATGAGTTTTCAGGGCATATCCTGACACATTACCAATCACCAAACCAACGCCAAGTGCAACACCAATCAGAATCAAGACCCTTTTGACCATTGCCGACTTTCTCATGCTCTTTGAATAGTTCAATTTTCATCACCCCTTTCCGTAATTTTCAAATAAATGATTCCGGGAATTATCAGAATCGCACCAATGATGTATTCTTTCAGGTGTGCAGTAAGTGGTTCATATATTCCCATTTCAACCGCATAGTCAGATGCACCGACTGCACCGATTATCAGGAATACACCGATAAATGCCATGATTCCAAATATCCAATTAAGTATTTTTGAATAATTCATCTGTCAGTTCCTTCCCTTCTTTCAACGCTGCAAGGTTTCTTTCTTCAACCGTACCCTTCACCAGTAAGTAATAGTAAAAGCACGGTTTGGCTTGTCCTATGCGGTGAATACGCTTTTTTGACTGTTCCCACATATCACATGACCCTTTTCCAAGTGGCAAGGTGAAATAAATAATCTTGTTTGCTTTCTGATAGTTACCACCCATTGCCCCGGCTTGATACTGTATGAATGTGATTGAATCATCTGCCTGATCGTATGCGGTCAAGTCCTTCTTTGACCCATTCACAACTGAATAGGGTCTGTTTAGATCAGCAAGTTTTTTCTGCATTGCTTCAAGTTCTGCGGTAAAGTTATAGAATATAATCAGCCTATCTTCTGTTGATTCAACCAAGTCCCGCAAACCTTCCAGTTTTTCCTTGTGCCACTGCCCGCACAACTGCCGTGCATATAGCATCTTGGTCAGGCTGTTATCACCGACCAGTTCAACCCGTGGTGTCACATCCGTGCCGTAATAATCTGAATCATCTTTGAACTTGCACATATTCAGGGTATCAAGCATGATGTAACTGTTTTTGATAAAATACTTGTATGCCTGTGTTACCTTAAAGAATATCTTCTGTTCAGTCTGTTCCGGCAGTTCAATCACATCAGCGGTTTTCATAAAGACGCACCCATGATCTGCAAGTTTCTTTTTCAGGTGTTTTGTGTGTTTGTACCCAGTTATCACTTCATTCTTGTACCCGTCACCGTTTTCAACCCATTCGGTCTGAACGTATGATGACCAAAACGCCTTTTTTGTAATGTTCCACCCAAGCAACTGAACCTGTGACCACAACCTTTCATACTTTCCGGCTGTTGGTGTTCCTGATAATAAAATCACGCTTTCCGGCTGCATTTTCAGAATGAACTTTGACCGTTGTGCTGTTTCATTGGTTATCAGTGAACTTTCATCAAGCATCAGTGTGAACCCTTTGAGTTTCAGCAACCAATCCCGCCGGAAAGCAGTTTCATAGTTGATAACTCCTATAATCTGAACATCCTTGTTGTATAATTCTTTGGTATCAACAAGTGTCCTGAAATTGATTGCTTCACTTTTCTTGGTCAGGTTCATCACACGGTCACTTGGGTAATATTCTTTGAAGTGCTGAACCCAGTCATCTATCTTGGATTTCTGACAGATGACCACATTCACCGAATTGTTCAGCAAATACATTTTTTCAGCACCCACAAAGGTCTTACCCAGTCCCATATCAAGATAATAAGCACAACGGTTAAACTGTTCAGTTCTGTTCAGTGCATCTTCCTGATGTGGCATGAAATTCAAAGTTTTCATTCTTCATCAGCGTCCTTTGGTGCTTCACCTGAAAGGTCAATCTGTAACTTTGCAACTTCAACTGCTGCTCTGTAAACTAAGGCATATTTAGAATCACCGTGGGTCTGTGTGACTTTTTCAAGAAATCTATCAATCTTTCCAAGGAAACAACCACACTTGACTGTAATTTCATTGTCCTTGTCACGATAGAATGTGGTGAAATCATTTCTACTGCCGATTGCTCCAATCACTAACACATGACTTGCAGAAAAGACCTCGGCATCACCCCAAACCTTGGCATTGCCCCAAACCTTGGCATTGCCCCAAACCTTGGCATTGCCCCAAACCTTGGCATTGCCCCAAACCTCGGCATCACCCCAAACCTCGGCATCACCCCAAACCTCGGCATCACCCCAAACCTTGGCATCACCCCAAACCTCGGCATCACCCCAAACCTTGGCATCACCCCAAACCTTGGCATTGCCCCAAACCTTGGCATTGCCCCAAACCCAAGCCTTTCCTTCATGGGAAAGATTTTCTTCTTTCTCAATCCAACCACCAAGGTCACCTACTTCTACAATGCCAAATGCAACAGTCGCACGGATGCGGTGCAACGTGGCAGTTCTGAATAATAATCTGATTTCTTTGGTTTCTCCTGTAAATTCATATTTTTTCATGGTTTATTCCTCACTTTCTAAAAATGCAACAGCCTTGTCATAGTTGCGTTCTATCATTCTAAGTTCATCTTTTCCACGTTCTTCTAAATCACATATTGAACGGTAAATTTCATCATTTCTTAACGCTGTCACCTCATTGGTTATCAGATCAGTGATGACCTGTGGTTCAAGTGCATCCAGTTCCCAAGATTCATTGCCGTATTCATCAATATACTTTGATGCTCTACTGTCAGTGATCTTTGCCGGGTTAGGTGGTGGGTTATATGTACCAATCTGATTCATGGTCAGTGCTACACGCTTCACATACACATCAGCACCGAACATCTGCAAGCGTTCCTGAATATCCCTTGTCATATCAATACCGCTTGGGTCATGGTCACCTAAGTGAATAATCACCCTGTTATCACGGTAATCTTGACTAATGAAACGCTGTGCCGCTGACCACATTTCTGACTGTGAAGTGTAACCCCTACATGAAAAATACGGCGTGTCAAGTGGTGTGCAAGCCTGTCCCACAATATCAACTAAGGCATCCTTTTCAACCCACACTTCAACGTAGTTCGGTTGACCGTCCCACTTATTCAGCAGATAACTGTATCTTGCAGATGCGATCACATCAGCCGGATTGTCCCAATGACCATTTCTTCTAAGGTTGCGGGTTCTGTCTGTGATGCTATGCCAGTCAATCAACCCGGCAAGTCTACCGTCATTGATAAGATTTCCAATGTTCTTATAACTGCGTTCATTGTTGGGAATGTACCCACGGGCAACTAACTGATAATATGCCTGTCTAAGTGTCAGTTCATATCCCTGTGCCTGATATTCTTCAACCACCTGATTCACAAGTTTTATCAGTTCAAGACTTTTCTGCTGAAACTTAATGCTTTTATACTCAATCTTTGGCATCAGATCACCCCTTCAATTTCTGCAAAACGCTTTGCATTGATGAAATATGACCAACGGTGTTCACTGGTATGAATTGCATACCCCCAAGGAAAAACACCCTGTTGTAAACCAAGTGCTATTGTGTTGGTGTGCTTGTGCATCAACTTAGCAACTTCATGCACTGTCAAAGTTGGGATGCCATCTTCACACTTGGAAGGTTTGAAGATCACCGGGTTTTCTTCCTGTTCAAAATAATCAGGTGCAAGTCCAAGTGATACTGCAATATCACTCTGAACCTGTTCTGACGGAACTGTTTTGTCATTCAGGTACATACTGATTGACCCCTTACTTTTCCCTGTCATTCCAACAACCTGTGCCTGATTGATTCCTAACTGCTGCATAGCCTGTTTCAACTTTTCGCTGAATCTCATAATTTATCACCTATCCTTTCTTTGAGTTAAGAAGTCTTAACTTTTTCAGTAAAAAAATATAGTGGAATAAATTCCACCGAAACACCAAGGACTTCACACGCCTTGTTCATTTCAGGTGCAGTGAACTGAACTGTTCCGTTCAATTTTGCAGATAATGTCACGGTTGACATTCCCATTGCTTTAGCAAACTTTGCCTGTGTTCCAAACACTTCCTTGATTTTTCCTCTTAACTTTGAATAATCAAACACCTTCTTCACCTTCCTTTTCATCATCAGGGAACGCATTGTTGTTATACTGTTTCCTGATCGTTATTCTAACAACCCCTGATTCCAACTGTTCAAATGATGTTTCCTTGAACTTCTGCGGTTTGCCTTTTTTCAAGCTTTCTATGTACGCAAGATATTCAAGTTTGGTTGGAAATTCAAGAATCTGTTCAATCCATGCTGCAACTATTTTCTTCACATAATCACCTTCTTTCTAACATGAACCACCGTCAGCACCATGAAATGCACCAACAGGATAATTCCAATCATCTGTGTATATGTCATCTGTGTTGAACTCACCAGTAAGTATTGAATGTATTGCTGCTTTATCCTTCCAACACACACAAGACTGTGTATCACCGATAAATTCATCAAGATTCTTTTTATTATCCAGTGTGAACCCAAGAACTTCTTCATCATGCCTTAGTGCAGCATAATCATCAGGAAAAAGTTCTTTTACTCCGGCAAATAACCGGGGTGTTGAAAATATACACATCATACAACTGCATCTGTTCCAACCTATCCTGTAACATGGGTGTGGGTTTATATGATGCCGTTTCAGCAGTTCCCACACATCCTTTTCAGAATAATCAATGCAGCACCGCCATTGATGAACGATTCTGTGTGCTTTGGCTTCTGCATTGGTGCGGTGTATTTCCATTTCATTGTACTTTGACCGTCCGGCAGATTCACCACGGCGTTCACCTGAAACAATCAGGATTTTCTTGTCACGTTTGGTTTCTTCAAGATTGGCTGTCACACTGTCCTGAACCGCTGCTTTTAAGTTACCACTACACCAACGCCCTGAATGTGTACCACCTTTTGCGGGGAATTTATGTCTTTTACCACCCAGTTCTTCAAGTTCACCAAGACGGTCAAGATTACTGACAACCGTATCTGCAACACATATTTTCAGATATGCAGAACACCAACGCCGTGACAGATCACCAGTTTTTGCGGGGAACTTCATTCTATAACCGTACTTTTTCAGAAGTTCTTCCATTTCCTCTGTTGCCTGTTCTTTCAGTTCTTTGCATTTCAGATAATTACTTGAAAGTTTGCACTGCCTTACTTCACCAGTATCAGGGTCAATCCATTCAATGGGTTCTGATGCACCTATCCGATATAATTCACCAAAGAAACCATTCACCCTGTATGAAACCCTTAACTTAATACCCTCTGCATCTGCAAGTGCTTTTACATAGTTTTGGGTACATTTCCAGTCCATACGCCTTGAAGGATGCCCGCCGTCAATATCGTGATGCCAAAACTCTATTCTTTCCTTTGGTACACCAAGTTCAAGAAGTTTTAGGTAACAAGCAACTGAATCCTTACCGCCGGAAATCAAAACGACTATCAGATCATATTCTTCAAGTGGTAAAAGTTCCGGCAAATAGATTTTCTTGAAATGCTCTGAATCAGTTCTACCGTCAACCCTTGGTTTCAATTTGATGCCCTTGCCATATATCGGTGCATCAGGAACACCTAATCTGACGGGCGTTTCCTTGGTGCAATCCGCATCTTTTATGAAATCAATCATTGCCTTTATCCTTTCCCAGTTCCTTCAAAAAGTTGTCTATTGTCAGCACACCTTAGTACAATCAGGGGTGTCTTTCCTTTATCAGATTTCGCATTAAAATCTGAAAACCTGTTACACATCATTGAACTTTTTGAACGGTGCTGTTCAAACCGCCGGGGTTTCACATTAAAACCGCCAAAACCTGTTGACCAACATACAATAGACAATTTTTTGAAAGAACTGAAATCCTATTCCTTGGTTCTTTTCCCCGGAACTGCTGCAACAGTTCTTTTTGAAATAGTCAGGAAGTCGGGGAACTTCCTGACCTGTGAAACAAAGTGCTGTGTCATCTCGTGCGGTTGATTCTTCCACTTAACGGTTTCTTGGTTTAGGGGTAAAGTGCCGATTGGTTCAGCCTGTTCAGTTTTCTTCAAATAGTTCTGAATACTTTGCTTTCTTGCCCTACCGTTCCTGTTTTCTTCAACTACTTTGACGGGTCATGTTTATTCTTCACACGCTCTGTCTGCTATCCGGCAGCCTGACCACCATGTCACTTGCGTGTAGCCCTATCGCTTCACCCGTGTCCTTCCTACTTGCTTTGTTTCTGTAAGTTAAGACCTCTTAACTTGGCTTTATCTTATCACCAGTGGGAAAATATGTCAACAGTTATTTTTAAGTTTTCTTAACTTTTTTTCAAGTTTGATTGAAAAAGTCTTAACTTTGCTTTATAATGAGGGTGAACAATAATATATAAGAAAGGGGTGTTCACTAATGCCTGATACATTTCAGCACCGCTTCATTGAAGCAATGAACATCAGAGGACTAAGACAGGTTGATGTTGCGGAAAGGTCAGGACTTGATAAGGCACAAATCAGCCAGTACAAAACAGGAAAATATGAACCAATGCAAGATGCCCTGTATAAATTGGCACAAGCCTTGAATGTCAATGTTGCTTGGCTTATGGGGCATGATGTACCTATGGAAGTAAACCGGGAAGAATTGGAACAGAAAGAAAGGGTGTGTGATCTGCTTGAAAAGTGTTACGGTTCAGGTGCGTATGAACTGGTTGAACTGTTTGCCAAGTTGAATGAAACTGGTAAAAATAAGATCATGGAAGAATTGCATGATACAGTTGCACTACCAAAATATACTGTCAAGGAAAAAAGGGACGGTCAAAAAATGGCATAATTTTCCATAAGTACGGTAACATTATCCATGTAAGTTTCACTTAGTTACGGTTGGTTACGCTTTGGGTTACGGTTCTAAAGCGTTGATTTTACGGTAAAGTTACGGTTGTTACACTTTCACATAACTTTTCTTATATAGAATACTTAACAATACATAGATTATAAAATAAAAAAAGT